CATGTACCCAAGCAGCACTAGCAAATGCAGTCCAGTTAACAGCAGTAGCAGAAGTTGCCACTTCAACTGAGTTTACATATAAAACTACTTTCTCGTAATTACCACTAGTAGCATCACCATCTATTTCAACCTGAATAGAATCACCAGCAACAGGTGTTACATCAAATAATAGTGGTTTTGTGTTAATTGCATGGTGTGCAGTAGCAACAGACATCCATGCTCTAGCACTCCACTCCTTAGTTGTTAAATTATAACCAGGTAATTTAACAGGGCATATACCACTTAACTTAAGTGATCCAGTACCAAACTTCTGCACTGAAGTGTCTACAGTGCTATCTGATGGACTATAGAATGTTGGTGTTACTAATTGTTGCTTTGTAGTATCCTCATCAATATCAGTATCGTTATTGAAACGATATGATGCCATCTGATCTGACTGTCTACGATCTATTGCAATAATGCAGTCACCAGTAGTATCAAGACTATGATCTTTTGCTTGGAAACCTATACTATTAATATCATCTATCTTAGTCTCCTTAATAACATTTCCATCATACTTAATGTAATGAATTACAGCATATCTCTGATTTTCTGATTCTTGGACATCACTTACTATACTATAGTTACCAAATACGTCTACATTAATACCAGCATGATTAATAGCATCTACGTTACCACTAATAGTAAGAGTCTTACTCCATTCCCAGTTACTATTTGCTGTTGCTATTGGGAACTTGTTAACCTGAATCTTCTCGTATTTCTGAGTAGCACCGTTATAGATGTCCCAAATTAAGACTACATCATCATACTCATCAATAGCAAATTGTGGATTTCTTACATATCCATTAGCAACAGGTACCTGTCTAATATACTCAATTTCAATGTTTGCACCATCATACCAGAATACACCGAAGATACAGTCATTATTCTGATCATTAATACCAGTGAAGAAGAATCTATCATCAGATATCCACTTGATCTGATTGATCATTTCTGAATCATCAGCAGATGAAATCTTTCTCTTCTCAACAAGGTCACCATCCAGATCACACTGGATAACCCACATATCGTTAGGTTCTGGTGAATTACTATCTGTATAACCTGCAAGGTATATTCTCTTCTCTTGGTCAAGTGCTATACTTGTTACCCAGTCTCTTCTTGAAAGACCTGAAATACCAGCAATTGCTTTCTGCCACTTAAGAATACCATCTGGAGCATTAGCATTGTTAAATCCAGACTCATATACACCTAACCATACATCAGGATTATATGCTGCATTATTAGGATCATATGTCTGACCAACAACATATATGACATCATTCTCTAAAGACTCGTCAATATACATCTTGACGAATTCACCCTTCTTAGTACCAGAGTTTTGAGGTAATAAGTTTCTCTCCCAAACCTTCTGGCCTAGATCGTCAAACTTAGCAAGAAATGCTGCTTGATCACCATCTCCTTCAAGGACACTACCACAGATATAAGTGTAACGATCAGCAGTAGTTAATGTATGATGTATACTAACTTGACCTGTTGCTTCCTTATACTCAGTGATCCAATAACGAGTCTTCTTGTATTGCTGAGGATGAGATACCCTAATCTGAGGAGGATTGTTAGCATCGTATCCATTACCAGAGTTAATGATATTAACATTGTTAATCTGACCAGTACCTTCTAGCACTAGTGATAACTCAGCATCTACACCAGAAGCAGTAATCAGTTCAAATGTAGGTGGAATATCGTTATTGTATCCAGTACCACCTTGGACTACGTTAATTCTTTCAACACCAGCAACAACCTTAACTCTATAAGTTTTATTGGTGTTATCAATGACAGGACGTGAATTTACAATGATTTCATCCTGTTGACGTAACTCGTGCTCTACCTCAGTAGTAATATAACCATATGGACGGTCACCAATAATCTGCTTACTATAACCAGTAATCTTTTGACCCTTAACAGACTCAATGATAGCAGATGCACCAAATCCACCAGTACCTTCATTATCGAAGAATACGGTGTCATTTACCTGATAAGAAACACCTGGGTTTTCAACAACGAATCCATCAATCTTTGCATTCTCAAACTGGGTAGTTGTCTCAACTTCTATATCAACTCTAGACTCTTCTGATACTCTTGGGAAGTAATCATAGATTTGTAGAGTTGCCTCTTCAGACATCTCTAGTAATTCTTGTTGCTCATTAGCATCTATGATACCGTCATTATTAGAGTCTTGTATTTCAAAGATTATAGGATATCCTTCTATCTCTGTAGTAAGGACATCTGCCTCTTGGTTTGGTTGACGATCAACATCAATATCAACATCTGTATATGGATCTCTATAACGGACAACTCCAGAAGGTATATTTTCCTGTGTTGCTGCTTGAGAGAAGTTCCAATTGTCTGGGAGTGAGTTGAACTGTGGTCCCATGATATATGGGAATTGTGCAATACCTGCATCACTAGCATCAATAGTAACGAAGTAACCATAGACTCCATCAGGGAAATCAGGTGTCTTACAGAAACGACCATTATAGTTGTCTAGGTCACCAGACTGGAAATCATAATAGTAGTCATCGATGAATGTACCAGCAGCATATGTGGCAATAGGTGGACCATCTACCCTAGAAGGGTTGGGATTAGTAGCAGCATCAAATACAACATTCTCCTTCAATTTAAAGGAAGTACGCATTCTTCTAATACCACTATTTTGATCAGTTGGATCGATATATCCATAAGGACCATATATTGGGTTACCATCAAATGCCCAACCAATAATAGGTGAGTGCTCAAAGTTAGCAGCAACTTCTTGGAAGAGTTGAGTAACAGGGTTTAAAAATACGTTATCACCAACAACATATCTTAATTCTTTAGGATCTGATAGGTGAGCATATTCACCACCAAATTGGTTGTTATATCCAGTAAATACATAACCTCTTGCAAAGTCATATTTGTTATCTGCTACTCCTAATTCATATTCTAGGTTTTTATTCCACTGATAGACAGTAGGTGTAAATGACGCTAATTGACCCACTGCTTCGAGTCTAACGGTGGTCATTCCCTGTGTATACCCAATACCCTTGTTGGTGATAGTTATTCCTAATACACGACCTTTATCTTCACCAATAGTTCCGATAGTTGCTTTAGCAAGAGCACCAAATCCATCACCATTAATAATGACGTTAGGAGCAGTTGTATAAGATTCACCAGAGTTAATAATAGCGATAGATACGATTCTACCGTTAATAACAATAGGTTGTGCTAGAGCATCTTCACCAGAGTTAACCTTAATAGCAGGAAGTGAAGTATATCCACTACCGAAGCTAGTGATGTTTACACTCTGAATAGGACCACGAACGTTTGCTGTTGCAGTTGCTCCAGATCCACCACCACCTGTAATAGAAACTAAGGGTTGTGTAGTATAATTCTTACCTGGTTGCTCAACTAGAATTCTTGTTACTCTACCACCAGTAATAACTGCTTGTGCAGTAGCACCGCTACCATTACCACCAACAATTGATACTAGAGGTGATTCTGTATAACCAGTACCTTCAGTAACCATATCGAAGGATGTTAGACTACCACTAACTACAACTTCAGCAGTAGCACCTGATCCACCTCCCCCAGTTATCTCTACGTTAGGTTTAGCACCAGCATCATATCCTTCACCAACATTAGAAACTGCAATGCTAGTAAGAGGACCATACTGGATAAATTCTCTTGATTTGTAAGACCAGATAGAAACACCGTTAACCCAAGTACCAATAGGTGTACCAGGATCAATTGTCTTTCTTTCAGATATAGTTTGGACATTCCTAGGAAATCTTAATAATTTCCTCTGGTTTCCTGGAATAAGGGCAGATCCTGTAAATGGTCCTATTTTGTAGTTTGGTAGACCAGATGCAGCAACATAAACATAATCGTCATTAAAAAATGAGTTTTGAATGTTTGTGGTAAATTCACTAACAACATTATTGATAGAAGTCGTATCAGACTTACCTCTGTTAAGGTCAACAGATAATAAGACATTTCCTTCAGGTATAATATCAGTTGGTGTATTAATCTGATATGAGAATTGGAATTGGTCAATTCTTGATGTTACAGTAAATGTGCCGTTGTAAACAACAGGGTTAGCACCATATATCGTAACTTGGTCAGAAACAAGCAATCCGTGAGGGTTGTCGCAAACTACAGTAGCAGTCTGGTTATTAACACCACCAGGAGTGATTGTGTTAACCTGAATCAGTTTCTTGACGTTATATAACCAAGATTGGAGTCTTAACTCCTCAGCAGTCGATCCAAGGTTTGCAACCTTCAATTTATCTCCACCAAGGTAGTAACTACCAGTATCATCTAGTACTGTGGTACCTGCTTCAGCAATACCAAGAATCCTTAACTTACATTCCTGTGCAGTGTCTTTATTGACATATACGAAAATATCGGACTGAATTATGGTACCAGGATCCCAATCTTCGACGATTCCATTCTTAGACCGTGTACACTCTATGAACTGGTTAAGGGACTTCTCCTTATACTGGACTTGCTCTACATCATTGATTCTGATGGTACCATTCCTTTCGGGCCATCCAATTGTACTGTCAACCGTAATTATTTGACCCGTAGTCGAAAGAGGCTCAACAAGGCGAGTTTTGTAAGGAATAATGAAATTCCCAACCAATGTTTCTTCCGAGATAGCCAATTCATAGATTGTATCGGTACCTTCGATGATTGTAATGACATTTTCTATTAAAGCAGATGCAGCAGTAACACTATTGTCTACTTCATCAGCATATTGGTTAATTTGAGAATCTATTAGGTTTGCAGCATCACCTTCTATTAACTCGGCACGAAGAATAGTATCTACAACCCAAGTTGCATGAGATGGACTTATAATCTCATCTTTAGGATAGTAAAGATCAACATCTTCACCAAATAGGATTTTGAAGAGATATTGGGTTGCTAACTTAGTACCTTTAGAGATATAGAAGTCACTAATATTCTTAATGACCTGTACAGGGTTAACCTGACTAAAATCGATATCTAGGGTTGGTAGATATTGTCTTCTAAACTTATCAAAGACTTCTTTAATGAATAAAGAGTCAAGGTTGACGACAGTAGATCCTGCAAGGTGATTTGACTGTCTTAGAGCTGCTTCTCCAGCATATATTTCATTATGGAGGTTATCATACTCAACTGCTCCTGAAACGCCTCTGGAGCAGTCTAGGAAGGCACTGGAAGCATATCCTGATCCATCCTCTAGAATGTCAAATCCAGTAACTTGATCAAATCCAACATCTACAGATGCCCTTGCTGCTTTTGGTTCTGCGATGTATATTTTGGGTGGAAACTCTGTAGAGTAACCAGATCCAAAACTAGTAATATTAATATCTGTTATTTCACCGTTAAAGATGGTTGCTTCTGCTAAAGCACCAGTACCACCTATTAGTTCTCCATATCCGTCTTTTCTATCATCTACAATATAAACAGATGGTGCATCAGTATAACCCTGACCACCAGTCAACATTTCAATATTTGTAACTGATCCAGATGCTACAGTAACGTCTAATACCTGAGCACCAATTGGGTTGACAATTGCCACCCTAGGAACAGTAGTATATCCACGACCTCTGTTGGTAATGGTAATTTCATAAACTTGTCCGTCTTGATTTATTCTACTTATAGCTTGAGCATCAATTCCACCATCAGGGGCAGCATCTATGTAAACTAAAGGTGGATTACTATATCCACTACCCATAGTTTTAACAACTATACTACCAACGTTAATTCTACCTTCTCCATCAATAGTAGGAGGTTCAATGGTCGCTCCACCTGGATTCTTGAATGATATTGAAGGAATGAAATCATATCCACTACCACTATTAGTAATAGTGACAGAATCAACCATTCCAGTCACATCATTGACTGTTAAACTCAATTGAGCAGGTGTACCGTTAGGATTTGATGGTGAAGCAACTACAGGGATAGGTGGGTTGTAAGAAGTGTATCCTTGACCACCATCGATCAAATTAATGTCTTTAATACCACCGATTAGAGATTTTGCTGTAGAATTGCTACCACTCTTACTTGTGATAGTAACTCTAGGTGCAAACTCAAGTCTATACTTAGATCCACCATTTTTGGGGATCAAACTGTCTATTACTCCAGAATCAGCAACCTTAGCAATTGCTGTGGCTCCTGAACCGTAACTAGGAGGAGTATATTCAACAGACCTAATATGAATAGCATCAGCAGCTCCGATTTCATTTTTGAAAACAACTTTATCTTCAAAAACGGTAAAATCTGAGTATGGAACTTGTAAACGACCATTTTTGTTAATTATAAGTCCAATTTCGGAAGTTGGAGTGTAAGATTGTGTATCAATCCTTAATGGGTAATATTTTGTGTTTTGCCACTCCTGATAAGGGATAGAATCACAAGTTTTGATCGTTTGATCCGAATATCCGACCAAATAAGTGAGTGAAGTGAATTCTGAGTCATCAGACCCAATTTGGTCTCTTGGTGCTTCGTTAAAACGTAAATTAAGACCTTCTACGAAGTAATCTACGTTTGGTACCATCATTGTGTTGTAAGCAGTCACAATCAAGTGCTCTGCCGAAGGAGGAGCGACTGGAGTGCCTAAAAATGATAATGAAAAGACTGTTTCGACTCCATCAAAGAGTGTAAATGGGTTTTCTAGCTGTTGCTTCTTCTTATTAAACTGTGGATATGAAATACCTGGTGTAATGATAACATCAGGACCACGAGTTACCTTTTCGTAGTAAATTACTTCATTATCAATCATTATGGAGCCATTTTGCTCCTGGAATCCATCTATACTCTCAATTTCTATCTTCTTATCGTACAGACCAATATTATTAAGCAAACTAGTTGCACTAGAAAGCTGATCAGAGGTATAGTTGTCAAGATCAAGATATCTCAGTAAATTATTGAGTATATCGTATGGTCTACCTGTTTTCTCCTGAGACTTATAGTATTCAAACAGGAAGTTGACTAATTGTCTGTCTTCCTGACGAATGAACTCAGGTAACTGATTCTCGACTCTATCAGAGACGTTGATATTTTTTGTAATCGGCATCTATCTTAGAAACAGGATTCGCTGACTGGATAGTCGAAACTATCTGTTGGATAATCAATGATATTTATCCCAGTTGTATCACCGAAGTTATAACCACTAAAGTTATTCGGATCGAAGGTTGGAATAGACACATCATTGATGGTATAGTCAATTGGATTGACTGTTGGGTTGAATATTGTAGGATCAACTCCTGGTGGGACTGCTATTGATCCACCAGCAGGTAATACCTGTATTGGTAGTCTTGTAGTGTCATCTGGAGTGCCCTGAATTGCTACAGGACCAACACAGACTTGACCAGTGCCATAATCTACAGCTCCCACAGAAGGATTCAAGACTAATTCGGTTTCATCCCTTGTTGTAACAAGAATTAGGTTACCTTGACCATCATCTCTTATATTTACAGGAACCAAAACCTGATTAGTTTGATTTGTGGATACTCCAGTAGTAGTTACACCAGCAGCAGTTGATCCATCACTTAAAGTGAGGTTAACTAGGTCTTCAGTGTAACCAGTAGCATAGAATGTACCAGATTTAACTGTTGAGAATGATGGTGTACACTTACCACCAGTTCCATCACCATCTCCATCGTCATCATCACCTCCACCGTCTTTTGGACTGCCAGAATAGTTAGATGGATCATAAAGTGGGTTACCAAAGTCTAAACATTGGGTAAACACACTTCCAAATTCAAATTTATCTAAATTTTGACCTAAAGTCATCTGTGTGACGTTACCAGATATTGCATTATCTGCATTATCCACCATCGCACCAAATTTAGACCCATCAATACGTCCACCAAACCTATTTGTCTGACCATTCTTGTTCCATTGGTCAATTCCTTGTAAAATCTTAGTTCCAAGCTGTGCACCAGTCAATGCAGTGTCATTTCCATTGTAATAAACGTAAGATTTAGGAATAACGTAGAAACTTGTTGGGTCAATGATGACTGGTTCAATAGAAGCAATAGAATACTTCAATAAATCCTTCTTAATCTTCTGTTTTGTGGTTTCGTTGAGCTTATTTCCTGTTTTTGGACGGATTGCAACGTAAACTTTACCATAAACAGGTGGAGATAGCTTCTCACCACCAAAAGCAGTCACAGATGCTGCTTGAGGGTAGATTTCAGAGACAATATGCTCAAAATCATTCTCAGTAACAGCTCTATTCTGAGTTGCATACGCTCTAGGTGCTCTAAACTTCACTGAAAGTGCTGTTTCACGATCTTCACCATCTTGAGCAGCATCTTTTGTGCTTAATGCTATAGAATTTGGTGAAATAACCCTTGCATCACTGTCTACTACGTTACCAATGAAGTTAAAACCCTTAGCACCGTTAGCTTCAACCCCATCTGTAGAGACATAAGTGATAGTAATGTATTCTCCATCAATTAATTTACGTCCAATAGACCCATCTCCGAAAACAAGACGGTATCTCATGTCATCTGTCTCTTCCAGATAGTAAATTCTGGTGTTACCATCAGCATTTGTGACATTTGTAGCAGGACTATAGGTATCAGTCTCTGATGATTGTGCAGTTGGAGAAATATCTACTGTTAAAAGACCAGTATCGCAGTTCTCATCAGGAATAACGAAGTCTTGCTTCTTAGTATAGTCAACTGTATAGTTATAAGTTAACAAATTACCTTGATATACAAGCACATTATCAAAAACTGCCAATCCTGTACCAGTATCTACAGGTACTTGGATGTCCTGAGTCAATGCAAAGGTGTATGTATCGTATTCATTGTCAGCAACGAAGACATCACCCTTCCTTAAGGTGGCAAATTCTGGGAAAGTAGTGCCATTTAGACCAACTGTGGTCTGAGCAGTCATTTTGACACACGCTCTAGGTGCTTTTATTGACCTTGGAGTGTAATTTAACTGCTTTGCGATCCTTACAATGTTATCTCTAACCGTTGCAGTCTCTAAAAATGCTTCATTCAACGCCATGTTAGCGTTAAAGGCAGTATAATATGTGTTGTATGCTAGGATATCGATCAGATATGAAGCAGAACTACCCTCAAAATCATAATCTGTAAACTCTTTTCGAGTTCTAAGGTATGATCTGATGGATTCTTTAATCTCAAAGAAGTCTAACGACGTTAATTGTGATGGGATGGCTGCCATTTTATGCTCTCTCTAGTAGAAAATCGACGTTCTGGACTTCCTGCTGTCCGACAATCGTATAATCTATGGATATTTGTACTGAATTTATCTCAGAATCATCACGAACACTAACACCTGTGCATACTACACGAGGTTCCAATCTGGAGATTACGTTATATATCTCACTTTTCATGGAATCTACACTGAATGGATCCCACGGTTCAAATAAAAGTGCCCTAACCTTAGACCCAATGTTAGGTTGAAAAGGTCTTTCTCCGAACATAGTAAGAATTAGGTTACGAACGGATTGCTTAATAGCATTCTCATTCTTAACCACACCAAAATCGCCAGTGGAAGGATTAGCATTAAACGAAGTTGCTAAGTCTTTAAATCCTCTACTGACGTATTTCTCAGATCTGAACTTGTAAGAAGGCATTCTTGTCTACCTTGACAAAGATATTTATCGTTATATCTTTTATTTATAGGGTTTCCCGACTATTTTCCTTGACCCCTATACCTCTTTTTTGCTACATTACGAGAAGTGGCACTTATTTTGGTATTTTTAGAGGTACCTTGCCTGGTTTTCTTTGCTGGAGGAGATTGATAGTCACCGTTGGTGGTGTATAATGCCATTTTTATTGGATAAACTACTATGATGATAGCACAGTTGCATGCCCCCAGGCAACCACAGATGAACAAGGGTAACTAAATCCTGAAAAACCAACACCTAGAGGGTCTAAGATACGAGCAATTGGTAATTTCAAAGCAAATACTGTTAAA